TTGCTGAAGAATTTGGACGACCTGTTGATTATTTAATGTGACGGGTGGCTGACCGGGTTGTTGTAACACAATTTGCCCGCCACCATTTGCCGCAGCCGCATCGGCCGCCATCTTTTCGCGATCCTTCTCCAATTGTAATGTTTGCGCGATGACATCCGGTTTCATTTCGGGTCGTCCTGGCGCATAATCCACGAGAAGTTTCTCAAGTTCTACCATATAAAACCGGCGAAGCGTTGCGTCTTTAATGAAATCCATAACTTTCTTTGGTGAATCACGAACCACGTCTGGATTCGCATTTATTAAGAGTTTGCGCTTATCAAATGTATTATGCTCGTGAGAAAATACCAGAATAACCTTCATCGGGTCAAGTTGAACGAAGGGAACTGTATAATCTTTAAGAAATGCGCGCTCTTCGGCAAGACACGCATCATCATTATAGCGATGGTGTTTCAAGAGTTTTCGCTTGAACGCAAATGTTCCGGCAGTTGCGTGATTGGGACCGTAGGGTCCAAACCGTTTCATCTGCCCGATATGCTTAAAATAGATGTAAATTTCGCTTGAACCGGCGCAGAGTGCGTCTGGATGGGTTGTCAGCATATGAACTGCGTGAGATACACGTTGTGGTGGATAGTAGTCATCATCGTCCATATATACAAGAATTTCACCACGGGATTTCTCGTGAAGAAGATTGCGCTTCTTTCCGAGTGTCATTTTCGTATCGTATTTGAAATACTTGACACGAGGATGTGAAGCAATGAGGTCTTCAATTGGGTCGGTTCCGTCATCAATAATTATCCACTCCATTCGGTCTTGCGGATAATCCTGATGATTGAAACAAGATATCATCGCGGAGACAAAGGGTCGACGATTAAAGGTAGGTGTGCATACACTGACAAAAGGGTATTTCTTGAAATATTCAGGTGTGGATTTTTCGGGGACAGATGCGCCAAGAGATGAGGTCGTTACGCGTGTCTTTTTACCACTCATTTAATGAAGAAATGAAGAAATGAAGAAATGAAGAAATGAAGAAATGAAGAAATGAATATATTATGATATACTCATTTATAAAATGAATTGTTTATGTTCTTTACTACGCACCCCAGTTTTTAATGGTATTAAAAAACTCCATAATTCCTTGCCAGTAATGCGTTATATACAATATCAGCAACATCAAGATAACAATTGCGGCCACATTGATTTCTAAATACTCGAATGCGTAGAACATCAGTGTCAAATTAAAGAAGAAGAAGATAATCGGAACATATCGAGCATATAACTCACGATACTGGTCCCAATGAAGAAGTGGATAAATAAAGAATGTTCCAATGAATTGGATAAGTTGGACAAAATACGAAACAACCGGAAAAATTCCAATACTAAATGCGGTAAACATCGACCAGAGTGAACCGCCAATAAATTCTTTCCGATGATCTGTGGGGTTCAGAATCATTCCAATGATAGTGGTGAAAAATGGACCACCCATCAACATAAACCCCATAAAGAGTAAAAAAATAAATGGCATAATAATAATAATCAATGGGGATACTGCACTGTATAATTCTCTCGGAATGCTATGAGACAATCGTGTTATGTAACCCAAAACAGCGAGCAACATTGCTCTGTCGGATGAAAATGAGAAGATAAAGGAGTTATTCACCCATTGTTTAAATCGCGCCTTAATGAATTCCCAGTTCAAGAGATTAACTTTGGTGACACCTTCCTCAACGCTTTCTTTTATCATATCCAGTTCGTCCTTTGTTAGACAGAACCATTTAAAGACATATGTATCAAGAATAATCGCAGCTTTCAGGTAGATTTTTTTAGAAGTGGATAGTTTGGGGTCATCAGCAATACCGCCGAATTTGTCTTCGCAATCTGCGTCACACGATGTATATTCACTGGTATAGCAATATGGCCATTCGTGGCGGTCAGTAGGGAAGAGTTTTTCAAGATTTAAGTTGTTCGCGCGAATACTTTCCGGAGATGCATAAAAAAGGATATTTACACAGACAACAGAAATGATGACCGTTTCGATAAAAAGAGCAAGAACACTTAATCCAAATTCTTTAAGTGCTTCTACATCAAAGATGGACTTGGCTTTGGCTTTTACATTTGCGGCATCTTTATCCATCTTTTCTGTATCCACGTCATCTCCGCCACCAAACATTCCGCCTACTTTGCTAAATGTGCTTTGTTCTTCTTCTTCTTCTTCGCCTTCGCCTTCGTCTACTTTCTTTTCTTCTGGTTCATCATCCGCCATTTTATATGTTATCAGGTTATATATACGAGAGATTTTCGTTTCGCATTGCTAGACATTCTTGGCGTCCGCGCTTAGCGCGCATACATCAAGCCAGCATTCCCCGAAACAAATGTCAACACATTATATCTCTCTTCCAGGATATGTAAATCATAATTATACAAATAAATATTCACATTTGGTTTATTCATTCCGATAATCTCCCCTGTGTTTGGATTACAAATGACCTTTACCTCTGCCGCGGTATCCAATGGTGGATATATCGTCGTGAGTTCCAACTCCACTTGATTAAATTTACTCATATTAATGGCCCCACTTGGTTGAAGTTCAAACGGGTCTGAATTCAGACAAAAGTTATAGCAGTATATTCCTGGTTTTGCACTCCCTCGTGTGCGTGTATATTTCTCTATATAATTATATACCCCAGCATCCAGCAAATTCTCACGGTATTTTCCATTCAATGAAATCCCGAGCATCTGTAAAATGTCGCGTTCATTTTCCGATTGAAAATCCCCCGTAATATGAAGACCTGTAAGTCGTTTATCCCGCGGATTGATGCCTGGTCCAATTCCATTTTTCGGACCATTTTTATCAAAATAATATCGGTCATTGACAAAATCGGGTCGTTCTCTCCACGCAGTGGTTTGAAGGTCGCTTGACGTTGTCACGATTTCATTAAACTGCGTCTGTGGCGAACCACGCCAGTCGTCGTCAATCGGAGCTGGAACGATATCATACGGTAAATAATTGTAGGGCCAATTTGTATAATTACTCCATTCATTCCGAAGATTCACATCACTTCGCTGAAAAAACAGCGTCCATGATGCAACCATCCCCATTGAATTCTCAATTTTGATTTTTTTATTCCCTGTGACATCATTGAAGACCCAATCGTAATATGATTTAATCAAGTATTTTTGCTGGTTGGCAGCAAACACTTTGGACTCATCATCCGAGAGAAAACAATACGTTGCCATCAGATGAACGTCAGCATTCCAATCGGTTCGAATACTGGGATAAGAATTCAATGTTAAATCAATACTCGGAGGTGGATATAAAAAACGCCACATTTGATGAAGAGGGTTCGTGAAATCAGGTTGGACAACAGGCCAATAATTCACAGGGTCGCCTACATCACGAATGGTAAATAACTCTTTCACCGGTCGCAGTGTAACATCAATTTGAAGTTGATTATATTGAAGACACACGAGTGGAAATGCCATCTTGGATGACAGCGTAAACCACGCATTAATCGGAATATAGATCTTACGCCCACGAATAGAGGGTTCTGCGCCAGCAGTATTTGCTGTGCGATACGCATTCGGATATTGATTAAGACGCGCACCAGAACATCCCGGATTATATAATTCAGGGACGTGTCCGGTCATTTGATTGTATAATTCACGCTTCGTAGCATCTAAGTCCCGCTCTACAATCGCCATAAGGTTATTTCCTGTAAATCGTTGAAGTGTCATTCCGCCTACAGAAATAACAATCTCCTTAACCATTTGGGTTCCGATATTTTCAATCCAACGAAACTCATATGGCGCCCACATATCTTGAGAACGGGCCGGTGGATGTATTGGACTCCAGATAGAGGGCAGTGTTACACAGATATACGTATCCATCAGCAACTCTGCGTACCTTGGTATATAAAATGTGAACTTTGACTCCTCTGTCATACGCAGTTTCTTCTGACCGTCAAAATCAATTCTAAATTTTTGAAGACCAAAATTCGTATATTTAAGATAGGTGCTTTTAAAAAAAGACTTCTTTGGATTTCCATTTAAAATAACATTTTGATTGCCGGTGGCGATAAGATTCAATAAACCGCCAGTCATTTTCTGCCGCTGGTTATTTTAGTATAGAATCACGTTGATATAACTTTATATAATAATATTTTATTTACGATATATAACAACACGTACGATTCATAACTCGTGATAACTCGTGATAACTCGTGATAACAATGAAAGAAGAAAGTCTAGAATATGTGTTCATCGGATTTATTATATTAGTGTTTGCTTTGTGGAAAATATCTGAACTCATCAAGACACGGTCTTTTGAGAAACGTCGCGAAGGGTTTAATGCTATGACTGTAGTCGAAAAAAATAAAAAACAGAAATCACTCAATGATGGCGCTGTTGTTCCTTCTTCGTCTAGCATTATTACCGACACAAAGAACATTCTCGGAGACGAACCCATCTTATCTACGGAGAACTTTGATATAAATACATCCGAATCAGATATGACGGTTCATCAACGTAAGAAGGCCGGAACAATGCTAGATTCATTGGTATTTCGCACTTCATTATCTGAACCATTTATCGAAGGTATAGAAGAAGAAAACCACGATGATGACGGAAAAGAAGGATTAACAAATCCCGATGATGTCAATATGAAAAAGTATATTGATAAAACCATAACCTCCATCAACCCAAATGATAGTCAGTCCAAGTTCAAACTTCGTGATTATTATATCAAATCCGCATACAATGCGTTCAATCCCGATAAATTCAAAAACTCGAATGTCAGTATGGATGCGTTTCTTTATGTTCTCGCACGTGGGTGTCGTTTCATTGATTTCGAAGTATTCTCTGTCGAGAATCAACCCGTCATCGCATCTTCTTCCGTGAATTCATTTAACTATAAAGAAACATACAATCATATTCCAGTATCTGACGCGTTTGAAGTGTTAGGGAGTTATGTTTTTGCTGGTTCCAAATGTCCGAATCCAGGAGATCCATTCATTATTCATATGCGTATTATGTCGCAAAATATCACAATGTATGATAATCTTGCAAAAATTATTTCAGGAAGTAAGACACTCGCACGAAACCTCCTGGGTCCAAAATACGGACGCGAATACCAATCCAAGGATTTAGGCAACGAAAACCTCGCGGATTTTAAAGGAAAGGTTATTTTGATGGTAGATGGGTCAAACCCCGTATACCGCAAAACAAAATTGTTTGAACTTGTGAATATGAGTTCAAAGTCATTATTTTTGTCAAAATATACCTATTTTGGTGTAAAAAATGTAGGCGATCCACAAGCATTTAAAGACGCAAATAAGAAAAATATGTGCTTGGTTCTCCCGGAGAAGGGGGGGCGCCCTATCAACGATGGGCATAATGGACCGTTTACATGGGGATGCCAAATTGTTACGATGTGCTTTCAGGAAGAGGCGCGAGACGAGAAGTTGAAGGCGTATGAAGATAAATTCTCGTCTGTTGGATATGCGTTCATTTTGAAACCGGAGGACTTGCGCTATGTACCGATTGTAATTGCACCACCGAAACCGCCCAACCCGAAGGCCTCGATGGAGTCGCGACCCGCAGAAGCGGCGGGTGGGGTCAAACTTACGCTGTAAATTCGTAGTTGCCCTTTCCCATAGATTACGTCTACGACTCACAACGGATATTATAATACGATTTTCTAATCATATGATAGTATAATATCATATCATTTTCGCATATCATATTCGTTATCCGTTATAAGGTATTCAAATGTCTCGAAAGAATAAGCGCTCACCCGTCAACGGTGATAAGTCCTTTGAAGAGAAAGAACTCGAAATCCTCCGCGCAGCTGTGGATTTAGTGGAAAAGAAGAAAGGCGAAGCCATTATTCAAGACCCCGAAGTCAAGAAAATCATTGCGATTGTCGAAGAATTCATCGCGAATAAAAAACTCGTTTGTTATGGTGGAACCGCTATCAATAATATCCTCCCAGAAGACGCCCAATTTTATAATAAAGATATTGAACTCCCGGATTACGATTTTTATTCAGACAATGCCCTTGACGATGCGAAGGAACTTGCTGATATTTATTATAAGGCCGGGTATGAAGATGTAGAAGCCAAGTCAGGTGTCCATCACGGAACGTATAAGGTCTTCGTGAATTTCACAGGGATTGCGGATATTACGCAGATGGAACCGGCGTTATTCAAAGCAATCTCTCGAGATGCGATTATTAAAAAGGGGATTCGATATGCTCCACCGGATTTTCTTCGGATGGCGATGTATTTAGAATTGTCGCGTCCAGATGGCGATGTATCCCGCTGGGAGAAAGTTCAGAAACGCTTGACCCTATTAAATAGTCACTATCCACTTAAGGGGTATGACTGTGATAAAATAGAGTATCAGCGTGGTTTTGGAGATAGTGGAAACACCGGAGAGGTGAGCATCTCTCGAACACGGCGGTCGCGTGGTGGTGGTGGCAACAACAGTGCAAAAGCATTGAAGCGTAAAGCCATCATAACTGTCATTCGTAAGTATCGCAATTTAGGTTCATACTTAAAACGTTTATATAACGTAGTTCCTTCGCACGAAGAAAAACTGGGAGACTTCAAGTATACAGTGGAAGAGGATCAACTCACGCATAGATATCGGTTAATTGCAATATACGAGAGATTTCTCGGAGAGGATGACACCTTTGTATTGTATTCAATGAAAGCGAGAGAACTTGACAACGATTCTACGATAGCGAGTCGAGATTCAAGTCCAAGTCCGAAATCAAATAAGAGCCGTAGTCGTAGCCGTAGCCGTAGCCGTAGCCGTAGTCGTAGTCGTAGCCGTAGCCGTAGTCGTAGCCGTAGCCGTAGTCGTAGTCGTTCTCCTGAATACAGCGTGCATAAATCGAATATTTCTTATTCAAGCAATCGAGAGAAACAACTCGTCGAAACCGATATCTATCATATTGTGCGAAATGTATTCATCAAGAACCGCGCAGTCTTCTTTGGTGGATACGCAAACATTTTATACTCGCGGTATATGCCAAAACACCAGCGTCGTATCGTTCAAAAAATCCCTGATTTTGACATACTTTCGGAAGATCCCCGTGAACTTTGCGAAGCCGTGGTCCGCGAACTTACCGCACATAAATATACTGGTGTCAAATATACAAAACACGCAGGTGTAGGTGAGGTCATCTCCGAGCATTATGATATTCGTATCGGTGAAGAAGTCATCGCGTTTCTGTATAAACCTCTCGCGTGTCATAGTTATAATACAATACGGATACACGGCGACAATGCGGGTGCGGGAAATGGCGAGTCTATCCGTATTGCGACGATTGATACAATGTTGAGTTTCTACCTAGCGTTCATTTACGCCGATCGTGTCTATTATGACGTGAGTCGTATTCTTTGTATGTCTCAGTTCCTCTTTGACGTTCAACAACATAACCGACTAAAACAGACTGGTTTATTACGTCGATTCAGTATTAATTGTTACGGAAAACAACCTACATTAGAGACGATGCGGTTTGAAAAGACGAAGAAATACGAGGAGTTGAAGAATAAACGTGGTTCACGCGAGTTTGAAGAGTGGTTTCTTCGATATATTCCATATGAGAACGCTAAAGCGAGAGCGCGCACGCGGACAAACGGAGCAAAGAAAACACGCAAAAATAAACATTAGTCTCATCGGATGCCCTCCCCCAACTTCTTGAATATCAAGGTAATGACAAAAAACGTCCCTGCGAACATCGCGCTTGTCGCAGTAAGACCGATGATTTTGAAATTCCCGTCTTCACCGAACAATGACGGCAAGAAATGGAGAAGTTGTGCGCGGAAAACAGGCATCTGGAATATAAAATAAAGGACACCAATGAGTATTGGCATTTGAAGGTCATAATATATTGCCTCGAGTGTGTCAATTTGGTTGGAATTACGGGCGTTCGCACGGACGATACTTTCCATCGACTCGTGGTCTTTGATATAGTCAGTTCCGCCTCCGTCTGCGAAATGGACCGATTTCGGTTGTGGAACATAATTTGGGCGCGCCTGGTCGTCGTGTGTAAACACCGTGGGGTTCATTGGAATATCTCTCGTAGGTATCATTGTCATACCATTGGCGCTGGCGCGTTGAACTCCTTGGATGACTTCGTTCATCACGTTTCCAGGGATATTGGTAGGACCGTGAGAGGTCATTGCTTCATTGCCGATGTTAGGGGAGTAGATGAGAGGCGCACCGCCGCCACCGCCGCCACCGCCGCCACCACCGCCGTAATGCGCGTTATGATGCCCTGAACTCGGGGTTTGGGAACTTAAAGGAAGGTCATCGATACTCGTGGTGTCGCTCATTAGAATGCCCTAAATAAAAAAATAAGAAAATAAGAAAATAAGAAAATAAGAAAATAAGATATACATAATGTCAAGAACGAAGCGTTACATTTTGGACGAACACAATCAAAACATCAAGAGGTCATTTGCGGATGGAGTTGCGCTTCCACCCACGGGGAGGTCATTATTACCTGTCATCATCTTGGAAACTTCTTGAGTAAGATAATTGATTGTCATATTCTTGCTAGAGAGTTCCAATTCCATCTTTCCAATCATAATCTTTTGGGCGTGGACAATTTCGCGAAGTTTCTGGTTTTCTGTGAAGAAGTTGGACTTGTTCACATTGAGTTCTTGAATCCATTTTTCGTGTGTTTTCGATTTACAATGTGCCGCAAATAAAGGTCCCGATAGATATACTTTGTCTTTTCGTGTTCCACACGGGCATCGTATTCCATTTGCGAGTGCGTTCGAATTGAACGATGGTATTTTATCGATGTAGTGACCCTTCTCGTCAATATTGGGAGAATACACATCCGGTTCGGTCGCAAGTGCCATTGTTGATATGTTTATTGTAATGATGCGATTCACTACAATAAAGAAGATAAACTTATTCAATTTTTAATTCAACCGTACATCCTTCTTCCCCGCCTCGCACTTTACTGCTTTCGTCTTATACTGATAACACTTATCATCCAACTTATACGTATCTTTCTCTAAATCTTTTAGAGGTGGTGCGCGAATTGTGATACACGACCGGTCTTTACATACCTTACGAAAAAGCGACGCAATACCGAGTCCAAGAACGATAGATATAATAATACGTCCTGTCTCGGTATGAAGCAATCTTTGAAAACCCATTCTATTCTAATATAATGGGATATAATTAGCCCATCATTGGTGGGAATGGACGGGCGCCTCCTTTGCCAATGCCGATGTCAATACCACCTCGACCTGGCATAGATGGCGGAGCCATCAGTTTGGACTCTGGGGTGATGGCGGTATTGAATACATTGATTTTTCTACATACCGCAGTCGTAGGCGCAGTGGCGTGAGAAGAAGAGGTAATACACGCAGTAAAAGACGCAACCGGTTGTGAAGACATTGATACTAAATTCGTTTCGTAATGATAATAATATTATATTTTACAATTATTATAATTTACACTCGGAAAATAATAGATATTTACTGAACGGGAATCTTCTTCACCGCCCCCTTGGCTTTCGCGCAACTCACCTCCTTCGCATCAAACGAGAAGCAATTGTCTGCGTGGTCTTTAAATTGGAAGTTGCGGATATTGTCGGGGGTGGGATAGACGTAAATAATCTTCGGATTCGGCACGGAGATGTAGACGTAGAAGAGACCGACCGCGAGACTTATGATGAAAATCGGAAAGGATATATACTTGAAAATGTTTAACATTTCTTCGGTGTCGCTAGTTGTATCGTATTATACTATATTATACTACGATAATTATACGCGGGGGGGGGGAGCGCGGCTGGTTCGGGTGGCGCGGCGACGAGACTTGGAAGTGGTGCGTTTGAGTCTTCGATGTCTAAAGGTCGAACGCCGTCGGGGACGGCCGCCAATTTGAATTTTTCTTTTTCCATAATACCATATATATTGCTCACCTTTTGAAGGTTGAGCGTCTGTGACATAATCAACATAAGCAATATCAATTGATCTACACCAAAAATCATTATTTGGGGATGGCTTCTCTAAAATATCATCAGAGTTGCAACAAATAAACAAAATATGTTTACCCTTTAGAAACATATTACTTTCATCTTTAATATTATCAAGTGGAACAGCCTTTTTTTGTTCTGACCTAATTTTCGTATTAATCTTATCTGGTGCTGTACCTTCAACAACATTCGGTAATACATATTCAATATAACGTCCATCCGATCTCCTAACAATATTCGTAATTGGAAATACATCATATAATTCTAGGTCTTTTTCTTGTAACGGTATGAAACTATAATCACCTCTCCTTACCGGTTTTTCTCTGTGATCTTTATACACAGATGGTATAACATATTCTGCATTTTCTAATTTCGTTACTTTACGAATAGTATCTATTGAACTCGACATTTGCGTTTTATTATACCACTAGAAAATTATCCGCTCTGGTCCCACTGGTTTCGATGCGACTACCACCGTCCCTATCTCGCCGCTCCTCCTGGTTTCGGCACAGCCACCACCCCCACCGGCCTACTCACTATCCGATTATCCGCAATCCATTTCGGCATAATCACCGGCATATACAATTCATTATAACTATACCGCTTCTGCGAGAGATTGAATTCGCGGTCGTTATACATTTGAACGAGTGCGCCATTTGCGTTCTCCGTTGTCTCCACCTGCGAATAGACATACTTCGTCTCTCGTAACTTCATAAACGCAGGTTCAATATCCTGTTGGTAAAGCACAAGAATGTCGTCAATAATACTGCGGTTCTTCCATTCCGATTCGCGAAATTCCGCCATATATTCCTTAATCAACGCAACTTTCTCGGAAATCACCCGCGACAGTGTTTCCGTATCCGCGCGAATGTCATCGTTGTCAGTTATACTCAAATAATAACTCCGAAACTCCGCATACATCTTCTGCTGTTCCTGTAATTTGTGCTGGACTGCCTCGAACTTTTCAAGAAGCTCGTCCTCTTGAATGAACCTGAATAAGAGGTCCAATTTCATTCGGATGATTTCGTCCTTGGTCGCGCGAAGTTCTTCCAGCGATTCATTCATCAATGTTTCTAAACTTACATACTTTCCTCGTTCCACTTCGATATGAAACCCACAAGGTTGAGAGATATTGCCACAGATTGCTTTCAGCTTGCCATCGACCTCTGTAAACACAGACCCCCCTTCTTGACGACAAACAATACACGCCGGTTTGATGAGTGCGAGTCGTTTCGCTTTCTGCTGCGCAGATAAGGATTTCCAGTTCATACCGGGGTCGTTTATTAGACGTTGTCGGCGCTTTTCCAGAGCAGTATTATATTTTTCTTTCAAAGAATAATATCCGTAAATGGCTTCGTTGATTTTTGCGCGCTCTTCTTCGGGGATGAGTTGATAAGGGTAAATCAAACCACGGAATTCATTCGGGTCAGCTGCGCGCTGAAGATGCTTCTTAAGAGCATCCTCTTGTTTGCGTGTCATATCCAGGAGGATACGCGTGGCTTTTTTCAAATTGTCTCGAGTATCTTGGGTGCGTTTTTGTGCCGCGATACGAGACGCTGCTGCGCCGCCGCCGCCGCCGTCGCCACCGCCACCGCCGCCGTATTGCGTCCGTTCTTGAATTGCTGAATGTAAATCTTGATATAGAGATGACTCCGGTTGAATTGTCATATCTACGAACTACACTATACTATAGTATACCTAGAAATATGTCAAACGAGAAAAGCGAGGTCGACTATGAACCATACTTACGCGCCCAATATTCTTCATCTGGACTCTTCCAGAGTGGTAAATTTGTCAACATTCCCATTCCATTGCCACCGGGATGTATTCGGCAATCCATCGGTATCCCTTTACTTTGAGCGTAATGTGTCGCATTTATCATTTTTAGTTTCGAGAGAATGTATTCTTGTTGCTGTCGTTTTTTCGCCTCCACCTCTTCTGGTGTCGGTTTTCCCTTATATCGGATAAAAAGGAAAACGCCTAAACATATGAAAAATACGACACCTGCTGTAAAGTTAAATGAACGCGTGTTATAATAATCTTTGACTCGATGACACTGTTCGAGAGATTTACTCAGGAAATATCGGACACCAGGTTCGATGAGTGTAGGAGCTGGCGCATTGTCATTCATTTTTACTCACGTAATGGTTTTATTTTGCTTATAATAATGATAAAAAATAAGAGAACGTCTTGAAACGCGCACCCGCGCGCGCGGGTCTCGCATATTATTTCATTGTATAATAATCCGTGTATATTGTAATAGCTCTTCGTATCGCTTTGCTTCACGTCAATGGCCGAAATAAGTTCATCTGTTGCGATATTCTTCTTTCTTGCCGTATTCGGGGCTTATTCGTATTACAAATACAAGAAAAATGGTGTTTTAAGTGGCGGGATTACATTTCTCTTCTTCCTCGTATTGGTTATCGGCGAATATTTCATCAACCTCGCAATGTCAAAAGATATTTGCGGGTTCGACCAGGAAAAAACCGCACTTATTGGAACAGTATTGCCGTGGTTCATCGTTTTAGGCGTGCTTAAATCGGCACTTGTCGTATTCCCAGGTTGGCTCATCCCATTCAGTAATACATTTGGATTTATGTTTGTATCGATTGTAACGGACCTAAAAGATGTATTCAACAATATATTGACACCTCAGTTTGATTTATCACCACAGGCGCAAAAAGGTGAACCGCAGAAAGGCGGTGGTGGCGGCACAGAGTCTCTCGCCGATAGCGCGGATGTTCCGAACGATGACGTGAAAAATAAACGCGATATCGGTCGCGCTTTAGAGCAAATTTATACAGACCAATCGATTATTCTAAATGAATTGAGTCTTGATAATTTAGACCGTTTTTGGGATAGTTTTAAGGAGTCGCGACTTATCAGGCCTTCGGCTAAAGTGGAAGAATTGGAGAAAATCCGGAAATTCTTGATGATGAAGACGATTGTGGGTGAATTTGTGTGGTTGGTTCTCTGCGGTTTACTAGTGGTGAGTATCAGTTACAATTATCTGCTGAATATGGGATGCACGTTTACACCGGAACAGCAGAAGATACGCGAACAAGTGCTGAAAGAGACACAGGAAGTAGCGAAGAAGAAGGAGGCGGAGGAGAAAGGGAAAGTGCTTACTATAACATCATAAACGTCGCTACAGTCTGGTTCCACTTCGTTTCACCATTCTTCCCGCTCCGCTTCGTTTCACCATTCTTCCCGCTCCGCTCATATCTCTCGCGATATGTATTCAACATTTGATAGTAAATTGCCAAAATATAAGTGAAGATGACCGACGCGAGAATCATAACATAATGCGCACGGCCGGTCTCGAGACGTAATACACAAAGAGATACGAGAGAATTCCTAATATAATCGCCACGAGCCAAATCGGAAGCACCGTCTTGCTCGAATACCCGATGCCGAATTCCCGTAAGCTACCGTCTTCATTGTAAAGAAATGACGGATTGGCGTATTGAACCAACATAAATACGACGATATACAGCACAATGGCCGCGCCTGCTAAATTATTTCGGATGATGTTTTTGAATGAGTTCATACTGTATTGTATTGTAATAGCCTACCTACTAGTATATTACAATATAACATTTCATGTTATTATAACATTTCATGTGATTATTTCATTTATTCGCGTTTACTC